TCATTTAGCAGTCACAGCAGCGGGAGCATAACAATTTCCTCAAATGGTTATTATAGAATAAGAGTTGGTGCTAATCCAGTAACAGACGGATACAATGACCGATTAGCATTTTGCGTTTATTTACTGATTGGTTCAACGGAGTATTTCCAAAATCAAAATTATAACTTTCACGGATACTCTTATACTCGTAATAGTAGTGACGGTGCTTTTAGTAATATAAACTTTGAGGATTATATTTATATATCAAGTGGGACATTAATTCAGGTGCGGACAAAGTTAGATGTTAATAATAGAAACTTTGACGACCAATTAACAAACAGTCAAATGGAATGTTTCTGTAATTTACAGATTGAGAGAATTGCTGAAACAGATATAAGTTAATATATGTCATATCCAACTGGGCGGGGTCATGATTCGGATCTCGTGGAAAAGGTGTGAATAATTAATTAAATGATAAATGATTTAAAAGAATACCTCCATATATATATTTAGGCGATAAATGATAAAAAAATGACGAAAAACCCCCGAAAAGGAAAAATAAAATGATGTTTTAAACATATAATTTAAATTATATGTTTAAAACATCATTTTATTTTATCAAATTGGCGGAAATCGGCGAAAATTAGCGAAAAATAGGGAAAATATTATAACATTATTTTATTTTTGTCTTTTATTTAGGAAAACAAATAAATTAATTTAAAGAAAAAATAAAATATTGTTATATATATATAATGGAACGCGAACTGAAAACGATTACCGAGAACTTGAAACCGACCACCGCCAAGACTTACGAGAATTCCTATAAAAGATTGAGGGTTGTTTTAGAATTAAAAGACAAACGCAAACCTGTCAAAAAATTAGACCTTAATAATATAATAGAGAAACTAAACACCGTTGAAAATCCTAACACCAAGTATAGCATGTTCGTCGTCATCAAAAAATTGTTTAATTCTGAATCAAATAGAAACGATATTGACGAACTCGATAAAAAAATACGAGATGAGAAACGAGACCATCAAATAGCCAAGAACGGAGAACTGAAAAAAGAACTTCCCTCTTACAAAGAGTTAAACGATGCGATCAAAAAAGAAACCGGACAGATCAAGTATATTATTAATTTTTTGTTTTTAAAGGTGAATACAAGAAACATGGATATTGCATATATAGATATACATAAATCCGTTGAGAATGAAGACGACCTTGATAAAGACCGAAACCATATTTACATCAAAGATGGTAAGGCAATTTTTATAAGAAATAAATATAAAACATTTAAATCTTACGGACAGAAAAAAAACATCATCGGTGTTAAAAAGTTTGTTGATATAATTAAGAGTCTTCTTGGAGATAAAGACAAAGTTGCTCTGTTTGCTACAAAGAAGGGAACGCCGATTGCTGTTGGTGCTATTGGTTCTTATTTTAAAAGGTTCATGATGCTTGGTGTTAAAGAAGGGGAAATTATGAAAATTGTATTAAAGCATATTGATGAAGAAGGTTCATACGATCAACTCCGCAGAGTAGCAAGTAATCGCGGAACATCTATCGGGACACTTCTTAAAGAATATGATATTACTAATGTTAAAAATCCTACAAATGTTATTACTCAGAATCAAGATGTTAAACAAGAAGTTTCTATCGAGTAAGTCTCATATCGTTAGTTAAATGATACGAGTTAAAAAAATGTTTTTTCTCCATCGGCACTTCTAAACATGTAAAAAGCGCTTTTGGTGTTTTATACTTTTTCTCTTTATAGATTAGATCATTATAAGACAAAATCGGAATACGATTTAATATTTCTTGCTTGTTTGGAAATAACCCGACATAACTAATTTGTTCTCGTGCAAAATCTCTATACAAAATAATAATAAACAATTTATTCATCATATATACTTTATTATTATTTTTTATTAACCTTTATAAATAATGCGTGCATTACCACTTTCCATTATTATTGTATCTCTTAATTTGCTTGTTGTTAAATTACTTACTCCTACAATACCATATTCATCTCTTAATAGTCCTCTTAATTCAGTATTAGATTTAAAACCTTGACGAGGTCTTCCTGCGCCGGCTCTTTGTCCGCCTCTTCTTCCCCCTGCTGGTGGTGTTGGTCTTTCGAACTCTTGCGTAAAAGAAGGTTCTCTCATAAGAGGCATCGCTGGAACTCCCGACTGGATCATTTCCTTCTGTTGTAATGTTATTGGTGTTGCTGGTGGCGCTGGTAAAGGTGTTGCTCTCATAGGTTCGGGTATTAATGGTATTGGTGCTGGTGGTGGTTCTGCTGCAAATCCTTCAACGGACATTAAATAATTCATGTCCGGAACTGGTGGTAATGGTAGTGATTCTGGTTCTAATTGTAAAACAACAGACGGAGCATCAGGAGGGGCAGGAGGATTATATACGCTCGCATCTGTAATATCGCTCATTACTTCTTCTGTAAAATCTTCGCTTGGATCACTCACTCTGCCTAAATCTACACTTGCACGAGGGTAAGCAACTTTCTGCCTAAATGCTGTCTGTGCTTCCTGACGATATGCTGTAAGATCGCCTCGTAATCTATTTAGTTCATTTTTCTGAACTCCAATATAATTTCTTAACATATCCGCAACACGAATACTATTATCTTCTTTATGTCGCGGTATTGTCGCAGGGAAGGGCGGATAATGTAACGGTATTTGGTATGGTTCGGGTTGAGATTTAAACGCTAATTTCTTTCCCGTCTTCCCCGTCTTCCTTTTCTTTTTTCTCTTTTTCTTCGGCACTTCCCCTATTATTACCTTTACTATTTGTTGGACTTGTTGTTTCTGAGATACTTTCTGTCGAGCCATCTTCTATATATGTAAGGTTAGATAAATTATCAATTAATTTAATAGATTGTTTTTTGATTCTTAAAGGTGGTATTCGTGCGTCTTCCAGTTTTTTATTTTCACATTCCCAGAGCATCTGAATTACTGATTCATCAAATCCCGAATATTTTTCGGCAAAATCTTCGTAAGCAATAAAATTAGGATCTAATTTATTCATATCTACAATCGGGTCTTCTTCGTATGCTGTGTTAAACTGAGATACAAATAAGTTAATATCATCTTGCGTCCAGTCTTTTTCTGTATCATGTATGGTTTCATCTACAACACTCATACATATATTACTCAGTAGTTCAAAATCTTTTTCGGTTTTAGGCAAATTTTTTATATCCATTCTATATATATAATGCCTAAAAAAATTACGAAGAAAATACCGGTTGAAAAATTGAGTGAGAAAGAAATATTGGTTGAGATTGAAGATAGTGATGATTCGTCGAGTGAAGAAGAAATGGAGGTTTCTGTTCCTCCTCCTTCAAAATTAACTAAACCTAAAAAAGAAAGAACTGCTAAACAATTAGCAAACGACCAACGATTACGAGAAGCGGCTGCTAAAAGAAAAGCAAATAAAGAAACGCCTAAACTTGTAAAAAAAGACAAAAAGGTTGAAATTTCTGAACCTGAACCATTAGAAGATCCTGATGATAAACCGATGACAGTAAAACAGATGAAAGCGTTTATGGAAAGTCAAAAAAAAAAGCAGAGCATACCAATAGCAGAAAAACCTAAAAGGAAATATACAAAGAAACCAACACCAAAAGCACCTACGCCCCCCCCGACCCCGACCCCGACACAACAGACACCGCAAAAACCGCAAATACCTGTAATGATGTGGGCTTAAAATGTAGGTATATATTAAATGAAAATTACAGAATTAGAAAATTCAGATTTACATGTTGCAAAAATCGAGATGGCTTGTGATAAATGTATTAAAGATAAAAAAGGTGCTGGTATTGCTTACCCCCTCATGAATACAAGCCATTTTTATATTATTAGCGGAGCATCGGGAAGCGGTAAAACAAATTTATTAGTAAATCTTTTGAAGTCTAATCGGAAAACAAAAGACAAAAAAAACAAATTATCTTATAGAAAGATGTTTAATAAAATTATATTTGTATCACCGTCAGCACATACCATAGATGATAAGATTATCGAGAAAATACCTGACGATCAAAAATTTACAGAATTGGGCGAAGAAGTATTTGATATGGTTGAAGAAATTACCGAAGATGCTGTGGAAGAAAACGAACATACATTATTGATTTTAGACGATGTATCATCTCAATTAAGAACAAGAGAAAATGAGAAGGTATTAAATCAGATTGTTAAAAATCGTCGTCATAAAAATTTGTCTATTTGGATTGTGGGACATAAGATTACTGATTTAGCGCCAAGTCTCAGGAGTAATGCTAATATGATATTTGCCTTTCGTCCAAAAACACTCAAAGAAATAAATGCAATCCAAGATGAATTTATGCTTATGAATAAGAAAAAGGCTGACGAGGTGATGAATGCGGTTTTTAAAAAAGGTGAAAAACATAAACACGATTTCATGTTGATTGACACATCGTTGAGAAAAGGTAATGAGTTTCTGTTTTTTAGAAATTTTAATCAGTTGGTTTTTGAACAAGAAGAAGAAGACAAAAATTAAAATAAGGAATAATCTTTTTATCGTTTTAATATATAATGGCTAATTTTTTAAAGAATGTTGAAAAGGCAGTTACTCACGGTAGTAGGGCGGGGAAAAAAGCGAAACGTGCGGTTCGTCAGGTGAAAAAAGCGAAACGTGCGGCGAAGCAAGGCGATGTTGGGACAGCGGAGAAGTTTGCGGCTAAGGCATACAAGTCGGGAAAACAGGCGACAAAACAGGGCATCAAAGGTGGTAAGGCTGTAAAGCGTAGCGGTAAGCAACTTTTTCGCGCTGGCACTGCCGCCGTCGCCCGTAACCCTGCTGGCGTTGCCTCGGCGTTCGTCGAATAAATAAATATATAGTAATTATATATGAATTTGTCTTTTTTAGAGCAACAGATCCAAAATAATATAATAATGTATCAACGACCAACATATCCATATTTAAAAGAGTTTGAATATTTATCTGACTGGTATGAGGGCGAAGATGCATTCCACGAGGAGAACAAAATTAGATGGATATTTGATGCGATAAGATTAAGACGAGAAATAGAGCAAGAAATTTTAGAACTTAAATTTAAAAGGTTCTGTATGAATATTAAGGGAAATCTTGTTTTTTAGGAATATTATTTTATTTAGAGAAAAATGATTTAAATAAAATATTTGGAGTATATATAGAAAAAAAAATATGGATAATATTGGAGATATTTTAAATGATGATTATTTAGAACAATCGTATATTGTTGATTTTGCGTTTCATAACATAAAGTTTGATTGTGATGGATTAAAAAACTATTTAACAAAAAGGTTGAATTATAA